CATTCATGGACACTGATAGAGACAGTCAAAAAAGAAATGATGGCTCGTTCCCCGGTTCGGACCAAACTTATGAGACATTTGTTTTGACTGGTTGTGCCTTTACTCAGATCAATAAAAACCAGTCTAACTATATTACTGATGATGGTTTCTATACCATGAAAGCAAACTTCTTTACGGTATAAATTAGGAGATTATAGATGCCCGGAGAATCATATGGAGGACCGTACTTTGGAACAAGAACACTTTTGGTGTTCGATGGTGACGGTAACTACCTAAACAGAAATCTGTTCGGTTTTACAAGCGACAGTGTTTTTCTTGGTATCACATCGGCTACTACGGAATATGTAAAGGCTGGTGGTATTACTTTTGGAACAAATCAACAACTGCAAAAATTTGTTTCAAGTATTTTCTTTGCTAAAACAGAAAACAATAGAGCAAGAAGTGAGACTGGTAGAAAGGCTCCCGGCATTAGAAACCCTGTCTCATTTGCAAGTGCAAAAACAAAATCAAAACTTGGTGCAACACTCCCTCCAAACATTCGCACGCTGTCAGAGGTTGATCCAAGAAGCACACACTTCATTTATCTTGGCACGACATCAGGCTACTTTACGGCAGACCATCTTGATGAAATTCAAATCAAAACAACAACCGGACTTACTTTACAAGCGTTTTTTGGTGGCAGTGCGGACGGCACAACGACTGGTGTTACCGGCTCAAGCGGCGGCTATGATTTTGGCATCTATTTGGTTGGTGTGGGTAGAACCGCAGGTGTAACTGGAGCGACAGGATTTATCGATATCACAGCGGGCAACACTGTTGAAAACATGGTCAATGGTATTACAGCCGAGTTGGCTGCTTTCCCCGCTTTGGCTGGAACCACCTTGCATCCAAATTTTGTCAGACCAGTTGTGGAATTCAACTCTTTCAAACAAAATGTGCTTGCTCAAATGCCAGCAACTAATACACGAACAATTACATCAACATTCAAAGATTCAAGCACAATTACATACAGATACACCGATGCTTTGGTTAATGAACTACAAAAAGCAAAGTCATTTGTGGAGGTCAACCACAAAATTTATGGCTCAACTGCGGCTGCATTTATTGAAAGTGTTTCAATCGTGGGACTAAGCGGGGCATTCTCTACTTTATCTGTCACCGGAGGTGGTGGAGTGACAAGTAACGGAACACATCCTTACTCTGGATTTACGGGATCTACGGAACTTGATGTTGTTCTCAACGATATTCTAAATTTCAGATTTGTCCCCGATACACTGGAGTCAAATATTGATAAGATCGCTCCGTTTACGACGGTCAGAGAACTTGAGCAAGTCGATTTCCTTAGTCTGTAATGTCAAAAGATAGCGATAAACGCCCAAAGGACAGCATCAAAAGACGTAGGAAGCCTCGCTCCAATACATATAAAAGGACAAGGAGCGATTTAGATGGCAACACCAACGACACGCGAAGAACTAAAGCAGTATGCTCTAAGAAAACTCGGCGCACCCGTAATCGAGATTAATGTTGACGATGCTCAACTTGAGGATTCACTCGATGATGCGATTCAGATTTTCAATGAGTATCACTTCGACGGTGTAGAGCGTGCCTTATACAAACACGAAATCACACAGACCGATATTGATAACGGGTTTATCGATACGGACACACTTGGGCTAACTGGACCCAACGATTATCCACAAGTAGAAAGTGCTGCGAGAATCGTATCAGTGACCAAAGCGTTTCAGTTTGATGAAGGCGGTGCAGGATCAAATATGTTTAGCATTCGTTATCAAATGGCTCTCAATGACTCGTATGGTTTACGATACGGTGGTGATATGGCAAACTACTACATTACGCAGTCTTACATAAAACTTCTTGCCGACTTCCTCGATCCTGAAAAACAAATTAGATTCAGCCGTGTCACCAATAGAGTTTATCTTGATATGAACTGGTCTGAAACCGTAAGCGTAGGTGATTTTATTGTTTTGGATTGCTATGTCTCTCTTGATCCAGACAACTACACTGAAATTTACAATGACATTTTACTGAAAAAATATGTCACAGCATCATTCAAAAAACAATGGGGAATGAATCTCAGTAAATATCAAAACATCAGTCTTCCCGGTGGCGTTCAGTTCAACGCCGATCAACTTATGTCGAGTGCAAACGAGGAGATGAATCAAATCGAAGAAACATTGCAAGACAAGTACGAACTACCACCTGACTTCTTTACGGGCTAATCATGGCAACGAACCAATACTTCAATAAATTCAAGAACACCGCAGAGCAAAGGCTTGTTCAGGACTTGGTTGATGAAGCAATCAAGATCCACGGTGTCAACATGGTTTACATCCCTAGAACTCTTGTAAACAAAGACGAAGTATTTGGTGAAGATCGCCTGCCAAAATTTGAAAACGGCAGAGAGTTAGAAATGTACGTTGATTCGTACGAGGGCTATGAGGGCGAAGGCGAGTTGATGACTCAATTTGGTCTGGAGATTCGGGATGAAATTACACTGACTGTCTCTCGCAAAAGATTTTTAGAAACATTCGCTGACAAAAACTACCCATACCCAAGAGAGGGTGACTTGATTTTCTTTCCTCTTTCAGAGGGTTTGTTTGAAATCAACTTTATCGAACGAGAACAAAACTTTTTCAACTTTGGTAAAATATTTTCTTTTCAATTGAAATGTAGTCTGTTCAGATACTCTGGTAGCGAGTTTGACACAGGCTTTGATCAAATCGATGGTGTCACATCTGAAACAGTTGATCAATTATACGTTGCTGAACTGGGTTCTGGCTCTGGCACATTCACCGAGGGTGAGGTCGCTTACTTGTATAATACGTCCGGTGTGACTGGGGCGACAATGAATGTGATTCATTATGACTCATCGCTTAGTCAAGTTGATCTGCAACTTGTTGAGGGCAGCGTTGATAACCCAAGAAATCTTTTTGGCAACTCATCTAGTGCGACATATGATGTCAACTCAATTGGTCTTACCACGGATTTCTTTGTGAAAGACGTTTTCAACGACAACAATACATTTGGTTTAGAGTCTTCAACATTCTTGGACTTTACTGACACTGATCCATTCTCGGAGGGTGATCTCTAATGTTTGATACATTTTATAACGAATCTCTTAGAAAAACTGTGGTTGCATTTGGTAGTCTTTTTGATGAGATTTACGTTCAGCGTAGAGACTCCGATGGAAACACCACTAAGAAAATTTTAGTGCCAATCACCTACTCACCCAAAGAAAAATTTATGAGAATGCTTGATGAGTATCCACTTCTAAAAGGTGGGGACTCTGATGTTCATATTGGTCAAGTTTTGCCCCGTATGGGATTCAATATTACGTCTATAAATTATGATCCTACTCGTAAACGAAATACAATTAGTAAAAGATACGGCGAAACTGATACCACTGGAGTTTTTGAAAGACAGTACGCGGAGGTTCCATACACAGTCAACTTTTCATTGGCGATTGTGACTAGAACTATGGACGATGCCTTACAGATTGTTGAGCAAATTTTAGCGTATTTTACTCCTGAGTTTACAATCACCTTAAATTATACGAGTCTAAATGCAAAGGTTGATTTACCAATTACGATTCAGTCTGTTACTCCAGAGGTGCAGTATGATGGTGACACAACTACGCAGCGGACGATTGTTTTCAATATGGACTTTGCAGCGTTGTCTTACGTTTTTTCACCGATCAAAACACAAAAGCATATCACTAAAACTGATGTCACAAACTTTTTTGCATTTTTTGAAAATGATGGATCAGTCATTGGACCGACAGGTGCAGCATCTAGAATTATTACAAGTATCACGGGACCATCGGGTGCAGATTCGTTGCCGCCTGTCGCTGGCATCACACAAGATATATTCTCATACCCCAATTCACTTAGCATTACAGGAGGCACTATCTAATGAAAGATGAAAATCCTTTAGAAAACGCTTTGAATATAGAGCCTACAGAGGTGCGGAAAACGACACCCGAAGTGGTGGATGCCGACATCGTTCGCCGTGAGCCTGTCAAGGTTGACCTTTCCAAGTTTCCCGACAGAAAAAAGATGGATCAGCGAAAAGACTACGGAGAGGTGCGTGAAAATCTAAAAGATGTAATTGATAATAGTAAAGTTGCCATCGAAGGAATTTTGAAAGTTGCAGCCGAGAGTGACAGCCCAAGAGCCTACGAGGTTGTGTCGCAACTTCTCAAAACTGCCACAGAAGCCAACAAAGAATTACTCGATGTTCATAAACAAATGAAAGATATTGAAAAAGACGAAACAAAGAAACAGGTCACGAACAATGCCTTCTTTGTTGGGTCCACAAAAGAACTACAGGATATGATCAACAAACAACTTCCTGCGAAGAAAGTGAAGAAGATTAGGAATGACCGAGAAGCATGATGCCGAGTCCTATCTTGGCAATATCAATCTGAAAGCCGCTGGCGTACAGACTGAATTTACAAAAGAACAAATCGAAGAATATGCAAAGTGCGTGGCAGACCCCATGTATTTTATTGAAAACTTTGTCAAGATCGTTTCTCTTGACGAGGGGCTTGTGCAGTTTGAGCCATACAAATATCAAAAGAAAATGATTCACAGCATGCACAACGACCGCTTCGTGATTGCGAAACTGCCTCGACAGTCTGGGAAGTCAACAGTTGTTATTTCGTATTTGCTTCACTATGTTTTATTCAATTCTCAAAAGAATGTTGCAATTCTGGCAAACAAACTTGCGACTGCCCGCGAGTTGTTGAGTCGTCTGAAGTTGGCATACGAGCATCTGCCAAAATGGCTTCAGC